TTTGCTATATGACAGCCTACCACAGAGCAAAGCAATGAAGATACATACAAGTGAACTATGTATCGAATTGAACAGGAAGAATCATAAAGAAATATCTTCCCCCAACAGAACTAAAGAAAATCTTTTTAGCCATTAATAAACCTACGACAGTATGTGAAAACAAATAGAAAAGAAACTTAAAGTTTCAGAAATAATCCCCTATGGAAAAAATATCAAAAAACACTCTGATGAACAGATTGAGCAGATTGCTTGAAGTATTACACAATTCGGCTATATCCAACCAATATGTGTGGACAGCAATAATACTATCGTTATAGGTCACGGAAGATTCGAGGCAATCAAATACCTATGATGGAAAGAAGTAGAGGTTATCGTCCTTGAATGATTCCCTGATGAAGATATAAGAGCTTTGAGAATCGCAGATAACAAGATGAATGAGTCACCATACGATTTCTCCAATCTATCTAGCGAGCTAAAAGAACTATCTAAGCTATTCGATATCAAGACCCTATGATTCACTGATATGGAGCTAGCCAACCTGTGAATACTTATGGAGACAAAGAAATCAACCCAAGAGGCTACTGATATTATGGACAGCTTTGACCTTGATATAGATGATATAGATGAGGCAATGGAAAGACAATCAATCCCAACTGATATAATGGGTGGGCAAAACCAAAAGAAACCAATCACCTTCTTCTGTTCAAATGAAGAGTATGAAGTTCTCTACCCTATATTCGCAACTACAAAGAAATGGGAAGCTAATACACAACTTTTACTTGAGATGGTTAAAAGAATCTAAATGTTCACATTCCTACCTGAGAAATATTGAAGCCCTAGGTGGTCTTGAGAGTATCTTGACTGCTCAATGCCTATGACATTCGACACCTATTCCAACTGTGGTTATGGGTGTCTTTATTGTTTTTCCACATTCCAGAGAAGCATAGGTAAACCTAGAGAGAACTATGTAAAGAAACAAGTTAAGAAGATAAATGTAGATAAGGTAAAGAGAATGTTCTCTGAGCCTGATAAGTACGGATGACAATTTACCGACTATATCAAATGAAAGTATGTTCTGCAATGGGGATGATTATCAGACCCTATGTGTCCTATTGAGGAAGATGGGGGAGCTGGATTAGAGATGATGCAGTTCTTCAACGATATAGAGTACCCAGTACGATTCTCCAGCAAGTCAGACCTCATTCTTAGGGATGACAGATACCTGAAAGAATTTGAGAGAGGTAAAGACAGGTTCGCTTATATGTCCTCTATCATAACTTATGATGAGCAGGTGGCGAAGAGAATCGAAGCCTGAGTACCAACTCCACAGAGAAGAATGGAAGTGCTTAAGACCTTATCTGATGTTTGAGTCTGGACAGTCCTTAGGTTAAGACCTTATATAATAGGGGTAACAGACAGGACTATAAAGGACACTATCAACGCAGCAGGTCAGGCAGGAGTAAAAGCCTGCTCAACTGAGTTCTTCTGTGTTGAGGCGAGAAGTACCCCTGAAATACGCAAGAAATTCCAAGGTATAAGTGATGAATGCTGATTCGATATATTCCAGATGTACAGAGAACACAGTAATACCACAGGTTATATGAGGCTCAGCAAGAAGTTTACCCAGCCTTATATGGATGATTTGAAGAAGCTATGCGACAAGAACAACATCCTACTAGCTAGCTCAGACCCAAAACATAAGGAAGTTAACTTCTCCAACTCCTGCTGTGGACTACCTAACACTTGAGTATTCACTCAAGTACATAAAGGTCAATACCTACCAGCTATCCAACTAGCCAAGATAAAAGGATATGTTACTTGGGATGACCTAGAGAAGGTAAGCATACTTAAGAACGTAAAGTTCTGAACTGCTGATTGACTTAACCAAGGAAGCTGAAAAGCAAGAGCAAGATTCTGAGACCTAAGCATAAACGATAAGATAAAGGAATACTGGAACAACCCCAAGTCAGGTAATAGTCCCTATAAGTTATTTGAAGGACTACTAGAGCCTAAAGGATTAGACAAGAACTGAAACATAATCTATCTTTACAAATGAAAATAAAAATAGCAATCCCCTCATACAAGAGAGCAGAACAAATTGCCAGCCTAACACTAAAGCTTATAGATACCGAGATATTCGATGTCTATGTGTTCGTAAGACAAGAAGAGACCTATACCTACCAAGAGCATTGTCCCGATGCAACAGTAGTCTGAACAGATGCTATAGGAATAACCCCAACAAGGAACGCAATCCTAGACTACTTCCAAGAAGGAGATAAGGTTCTTATGCTTGATGATGACATAAAGTCAGTAAAGTTCTTATTCAAAGACAAGCTCCAGAAGCTAAATAAAGAGCAGATAACCAAACTCATAATAAGAGAGTTCGACAAGTGTGAGAAGCAAGGATTGAAGATGTGGTGAATATATCCAATAGCAAACAATTTCTTTATGTCCTCTAAGTACAACACTAAATGCTTCATTATATGAACATTCGCAGGAATAATAAACACAGAGCTAAGATTCGATGAGACATTGACACTAAAGGAGGACTACGATTACAGCCTCCAGCATATATTTACCTATGGGTGAGTGCTGAGAAACAACTCGGTAGCAGTTGAGGCTATACACTACACCAACAAATGATGATGCGTAGATTACCGAGATAAGAACAGGGAACAGATAGCAATAAATATCCTAAAGAAGAAATGGTGAACCATAATAAGAGACAACTCAAAGAGAGAAAACGAAATACTTCTTAACCTAAAATAACTATGTTACTATTTATAGCAGATAAAAAGATTCCTAGAAGCAACTGAATAAGGAACGAATGATGTTGTACTGAATCTTGTCAAACATTTATCAGGGCTTCAGATATAATTGAGGCAGCCAAGAAATATCAAGAAAAGTTCTGAGAGCTTCCTTGAACAATAACAGAAGAAATATACAGGGTGTATATTGATTAATTTATAAAAAAAACTTGCTTTCTTTAAATTAATGATTATAATACCCTCAACATTAACATATAACATTAAATCATATGGGACTCAAGACCTCTGACATAAAACAAGAAGCCAAAGGATATATAAAAGATATATTCCACAAGGTGACTTCAAGCGAAGACAAAGAACTATGGCTAAAGGCTTTCAATATGATTAACAACCATATAATAAAGCAAGAGAACTGAGACAGATGAGAAGTAATGTTCATATGGAAGGAAGTAAACAAACAGATGAGTAACCTATACTGAAAGAAATTCATTAAACCTTCCAAGATATGATAGGTTACATAGATATAAAGAAGGTTCAGAGAGAAGATAGACTCTTCATAATAAGAACCTATAGCCAAGAGAAATATAGAAGATTAAAAGCAGAAGGATATTTTACTCACTTACCCTTATGAATATATGGAACTAAAGAGAAAGCAAAGAGAACCAAGAGACTGGAGATGTTGAACCTGTAAGCTACAGGAATGCAAATGCAAATCAACCCTCCCATCAACCCTTACTAAGAAGAAAATTATTAGATAAATAACAAACAAATGATAATAGCATTTGACATAGATGACACATTGATTATACCGAGTGTAGCAAACTGATTGAGTATTGATACTCCCAACTATGAAACTATATCTATATATAACTGGTTTAAAGCACAATGACATACAATGTGTGTGTGGAGCTGAGGATGAGTTGATTATGCTAGGCACTGGGCAGATAAATTATGACTAGAGCCAGACTTCATCTTGCACAAAGAAAAAAGTGAGAATGTCGATATATGCTTTGATGATTGTGATGTAGACCTAGCTAAGACTAATATAAGAGTAAAGAGACTCAACAACCAGATAAGCAGGAAAGAATGGAATAAGCATAATCCAGAATAGCTATGCCATATAAAATAGACACACAGCACATAAAACTTCCTAAAGAGTTGGATAGAAGGAGAAAGCTTACTGATGATGATAGAGCTGAGATATTCCACTATTGGAGTGAATGACAATCTATAAGGCAACTTGCTAGGGATTATAATGTTAGCAGAAGAACTATTGAATTTGAGATATATCCTGAAAGACTTGCAAAATGCAAAGAACAATATAAAGAGAGAAGATTAGACGGAAGATATTATGACAAAGATGAACACAGAGAAGCAATGCAGAAAACAAGACTACATAGAAAAGAAAACTTAACAGCTAAAAAAGATGCAGACTAGAATACATATATGATGTTCCTGCTGACGGTGTACAGGTAAATATAGACCACATTGAAATACAATGAGAAGATTAAAGAGAAGATATACACACAAAGCAATAAGAAGAGCATACAATGTAAATATACGAAAATGAATCTATGATGCAGTTGAAAAGAGCTTAGGTTACACAGACTAGAAACCACTTGGGAAGAGTTTGATGACTGGACTAAAAACTTCTTATATAACGAAGCAAAGGAATGAAAGATGAACAACACAGCAAAAGAATTTATACTTACTAAATACCAAACAAATGGCAAGAGTAAAGCATAACTGGACAGAGATAAGAGCAGCCTATATGAAATCAGATGCAATAGATGTAGCACCATTTGTTATGCAGAACTATTGAATAGACGTGTCGGGTTGAAATAGCCACGCAAACACTAAATGATGGAGAGATGAGAAACTATCAATGTTAGATAGAGCTAAAGCAAAAGCAATGGAAGAAACAGAGAAGAAGATGGTGGAAGCATACAAACCTACAATGGAAGAACTATGAGAGATGCACAAAGGTATAAACCTATTATTCAAAGCCTCTATAAAGAAGGCAATCAAAGACAGCATAGACCCAAAGACCTGAGAGATACTTGTAAGCCCTAATATATTCGAGCTAGAGAAACTCTGGAAGATAGTAAAGACAGAGAAGGGAGAACCGACAAGCAACATAAAACAAGATACAAAGATTACAGGAGTATTAGAAGTCAAAGACATTAGCCAGATGACAGATGAAGAGGTAAACGACTACATAAAAAATAAGTTGAAAACTCAGGGATAATCATTATAATACGGAAAGTTAAATTATGACTTTCAACAAATGGCTAATACAAAGACTTTACAGGATATTCGTAACATAGCTTATTGAATAATCAAACAACCACAGAACTCCTCAGCATACCCATTAGCTCTATTCGACTCATTCGCAAACAAAGCTCAAAACGATATATGTTATGGTAATGTCACCAATCTCCAGACCCAAGAACAGCTGGCAAAGGTAACATTACCTTTTTTAAATTCTACTCAATTCTATTCTTCATCACTTAAATCCACCCTGACAGCATTATCAGTCGTATGAGCCACCACTTTACCCTGCAACACCGAATGACTCGCTACGAGCTGATTTATCTATCTTAAAGGGGATATAATAAGTTATAGTGGAGTGAATGCTAACTGATTGACTTGAGTACCAGCAACCTGAACAGGTTCTATATCATTTGCCTTTGAGGCAGGAACTCCAATAGTACAGCTATATGCTCTACCAGCAGACTTCGGACAACCAGTATCAGTTAACTACAACAGTAACCAGAAGCTTAAGAACATAGACCAGAGAGACTTAGTATCAGAAGTCCCAACCAGTCCTTTCCTACAGAGATACTTCCGCAATGACTTCACCAGTGATACACAGTTCAGTGAATACTACTATACAGTAATCAATGCCCAATATCTATTATTCATCATACCAAGTGCAGAAGGAAAGATGCTAAGATTCGAGTATCAGAAAGCTCCAGAGCAGATGGTAGATGCGGCAGACCTAGCAACTATACCAGATGACTACATACTTAATACAGTCCCATATCTAGCAATAGCAGAGATGATGGCTAACAGATGAGAAATGAATGAAGCTCTGATGCTTAATAACTTCGCATTCGTCAATACTAAGAATATGTATAAGTTCTACCAGACTCAGAAATGAGAGCTACAATACAATCAAAGAGTAAGGACAAGCAAGGATTATTTATACCCGAATATCTAATTTGCTTTAAACTTTTACGGGGTTCTATTATAAATTTATCATAAAAACTATGTTCGTATTGAAATCAACAGCCAACAAGATTGGTGAAGAATTAACTGAGAAGAAACTAGCAAATGAACAGCTAACACAAATCATAGAAGATAAACAGAGTCAGATAGAATACTTCATCAGTAAGATAGAGGATCTAATAGAGACTTTAGATGAATTAAGTGCTAATATACAGAAAGAGATAGAAGAAAGCAACAATGAACAGACAAAAGCATCACTCAAGAGAATCCTAAATAGCCTTAACGCAAACATATAATGTCTTTTGCAACTGCCAAGTATATAACCCTTACAGATAAACAATGACCTATATTCACTTGAGGTCTTGTTACAAACACTGAAAGATGGATGTTACCATATAAGAATACTCCAGATGCACAGAATTTCAGGATAACTGAGAGAGGTATATCAATCAGAGAAGGATTCTACCAGTTTTGAGACAGTCTAGGTGCTACAGACTACCCAAGAGGTATTGCTGCCTATTATCGTTCCAATCCAACCAACGACAAACTAATCGTCAGATATAACAAGGATGCAACTCATAAATTACTAGAGGTCAACCCAACTACCTGAGTACAGACTTCTATACTAACATCAGCACTTATAACGAGTGACAATAGGATGAACTTCGTTTCAACCAACGATTCACTATATTGTATGAACTGAGTTGATGAGATGGGTAAACTTAACTGAACCACATATACAGTACCCTCATTATGAATAACTCTGAAACCAGCTTTCGGAGCTTTCTTTGATAATAGCCTATTTGTATCTTGAGATGCAACAGCTCCCAATTCATTATACAAATCAGGAGCTAATAGTCCTGAGACATTCTCCTGAACAGGTTCAGACCTATTTACCTCCTCTTATCCAATCACTTGACTAGCGACTACTTTACAAAGCTTATATGTCTTCTCCAAGAATACCATTGATGTTATAAGCTCCAACTCTATCAAACAGATATGAAGCACTCTTGTATATACTTCCCTACCTCTTGAAGCTAATGAATGAGCAGCGAATCACGAGAGTATAGCAGTATATTGAAAGGAATGCTACTACCTATCTAAATCAAACAAGCTTAAGAAGATAGCTCCTTGACAATCAGCTCAATGGGATGTCATAGATGTATCCCACAGAAACGTATGAGGAATAGAGAAGACAATGAACCAATTAGACTCAGACCAATCCAAAGCATTCTCTTACGTTATACCTGAATCTAGTCTGATTAAATGGCATCTTAAGTCTAAAGGCTCTAACTACAACGATATATGTATTGTATATAATGTCCTTGAGGATGCTTTTATGCCAGATACCAAGAAGATATTCTATGCCTGAGTTAATTACAACACTAAGAACTACACAGTTTCCCAGATAGAACCAAAGATATATAGAGATGAAGAAGGTTTTACAGATGATGACACACCAATCCAATTCTTCTATGAGACTAAGGATATAGACCTATGAGAACCGACTATGCTCAAAGAGCTATGGCAAGAGAGAACATTCTTATGAATCAATTCCCTAGCAGTGGTAGACCAAGAGACGTTCAGAGACTGACAATTAGTCGACTCAAGAACTATAGATAGAGATGACCTACCATATGATATAGACTGAATAGGAACTCAAGAGATATGAACCTTTGCGATAGGAGAAGAGGCTGACTTGACAAAAGTATCTGACTTAGTTAATATCTCAATCATAAGAGATAAGTGAAATCTCCAACAGAGATGACAGGTATTCAAAGTAAGATGGAGCTGTTCGGCTCTATGAGCTAGAGTTCTACTACAGCAGTTTACACCAAGAATTGAACTACTACCACAACTAACAGCAAGTACACGTTAATCCGTTAATCCGTTAATTCGTTAATAACCAAACAATATGCAAACATATGCAACCTGAGGAAAGATAATCCTAACACGTAAGCTCCAACCAGCAGATACTTCATTATATGCTGATAGGGATTTATGAATAGATAAGGGGAGACTTTACCTAGTAGATGATACTCAGGTAGAATGGATAGAGTTCAGCGGAAGCCCAACACTATCAGGAACAGAATATATCTATCCTAACCTAGTAAGAGGATTATCACAGACAGCAGACCCAGCAACAGCCTGAACAGGACTTACTTGGTTAGCAGTTACAGAAGCTAAGCTAGTAGCTATGCACGACCAGCTATCAGACAGACAGGAAGGTTCACCAATGCCACAGAAGACAACTGTCCAGCTTAATGCTAGAACAGGGAAGGTTCTATGAGAGATATTCTGGGATACAACACAAGGATGACCAGTATATTATAATGGTAGTGATTATGTCCTGTTCCCTAACTGAGGTTCAATAGGTAATTCAACAGAGACATCAACAGGAGTAGTAGAGAAAGCAACAAGTGCTGAATCCATATCCTGAACTAATACCTGAACTGTATGACCTCTATTCGTAGCTCCAAGTGATATAGCAATCAATACCCAATCTGGAACACACATATATTGACACTCCACAGACCTATCAGACACTTATACAGCAACTTTCACACCAACTCTAACCCCAACTGCCTGAACACTCGTGAGGGTAAAATTTGATACTATCAATACAGGAGCTTGTACACTCAATGCTATAGCTATAAAACTACAGAACGGATTAGACCCTTCTAACTGAGATATTGCAGCAGGATGAACTTACGAACTAATTTATGATGGAACAAACTACATACTAGGAAGCTATGTATCAGACTGAACTCTACATATAGCTATAAAGGATAGTATCGGTGATGTGGTAGGTAAATCCACAGGAACAAACTATCTAGCTGCTGAGAGCTGATTTATAAATGCTATATGTACCTATTCTTCTTGAAATAACGGATGACTCAATTGATATGTATGAGCAGCAGACCCAGCAACAACACTAATAGCACAGACTAGAGTAGATGGTTGAGGTAATCTAACTAATGGATGACTATGCTTCCCTGTTAAGAAATGAAACTATTATAGAGTAGATACAACTTGAACACTTGCCTCAGCAACAGTTTACTTCACTCCTAACAAATAATAAAATATGCCAGTAGTCAACCCAAAGGATGCAACAGGACAGAATACTCTACTTAATCAGGTAGATAGTTCCCTTAACTCATTAAATCCGCCTGCACCAGCTCCTGCTCCTATAAAGTCAACAGAGCCAGCACCTCTATCTGTCACTCCAAAGATAGAGACAGCTCCAACACCAGTAGCAGCAACTCCTTCAACCTGAACCAATACAGTTGAACCTAATATAAGTGAGCCTGCTCCCACTCCAGCTGTTGAATGAACTCCTTGAGAGATTTATCTATGAGGTATTGCTGAGCCTATCAAATTACCAGAGACACCTAAGGCAGCACCAGATGCACCAGATATTACTGCTGGCAAAACCCCAGAACAAATCAAAAGCGAGTCGATAGACTCTATCATAAAGAGTTTAGACCCAAACGGAAGCTTCTCACCAGAAGAGAAGAGTTCTCTTATCAGTGCATTAGGAAGTGAAAACCCTGAGGCATATATCTGAGCATTGAAATGAAACAGCTCTATCCTAGTAGACAAGGCTAAATGAATCCTAGAAGCATATAGGAATACAAGAGACCTAACCCTTAAGCAAGATAGGACAAATGCTCTTAATGAGAGAGCTGTATCAGACGCTACGAGAGCTTATGATGAGGCTATGGGTAAACAGAAACAGAGAATGGAAGCTGATGCTAACAATATGTCAGTTGTCCAATGAACAGCGGGAAGATTGAAGAGTAGGAATATGCTTAATGCTATCAATCAAGTCCTTGATAATAATAAGAATATCTATACTTCCCTAGCTATATGAAAAGAAAGAGAATTACAAAGAATAGCAGAAGACCTAAAGTATGAGACAGAACTTATAGGTAATCAGTACAATGATGCTGTTGATGAAGGAATGCAGATTATGCTTAAGAACATAGCAGCTCTTGACTCAACAGGACAGATGAATACAAAGATGTGACTTATGCAAGCTAGAAGCTTCGTACAGAAAACCCTAGAAAATAACTTCCAAGCAAGCACAAGTTATTATAACGCACTATCAGTCCTAGACCAGAAATACACAACTCTAAGAGAAGAAAAAAAGACTCAAACCAAATACGATGACAACATAACAAAGCAGATGAACGATGATTATCTCTACAATGCAAGCTGAGAGAGAATGACTGATTCAAAAGGCAACAACCTAAAGATTCAGAAGCCAGTAGGATGAACACCAATAACAAAAGAACCTATAACTCTCCCAGATGGTTCAATGGCTATGATATACCAAACAACCTGAGCAGACTGAAAACAGACACTAAGCACAGTAAAAGTATCAGGAACTGAGGTTGCCGATATATCAGATGATATGATTTCTTGAATAGCTAAAGCAGTATCAAGCTGAGCTATTGATTCAGGTACCCTCAAAGCTATGTGATTATCTCCAGCACAGATACAGAAGGTAGTATCACAGGTAACCTGAACAGGAAAGAATAATACTGATTATGGAATAGTATGACAGCATTATGACGAGAATACAGGAACTATGGTAAATGACTACGGATTCATAGACAAGGATAACCAGACTACCACAGGAGGTTATACAGGAACTTGAAACTGAAATTCCCTTCCTTCATCAGGATGACTGGACTTCTCTACTAACCAAGCAGTAATCAATGCTCATCCTGGTGTTGCAGCATTCAAGAACAACAACCCAACAGGACTTACTTGGGGAATATCAGATGGTCTTAAGAAGATGTTTGATTGAGCGGGTATATCTTACCAACTATGAACAGCCAGACCAAAAAAAGAATGAGGTAATTATATTAAATTCGCCAGCGTATCAGACTGACTTGCAGCTTACCAATTATCATTGATGCACCCAGGAGGTAAATCTAATGTGGATGTATATCAGAGGCTATATGATTGGTCAGCAGGTTGAAACAGGGATACCCCACAATCTACTAAAGTAGCTAATAAGATTAAATATGCCAACGATATTATGGCTATAGCAGGTATAAAGAAATGAACTAAATTCGAGCAAGTTACTCCAGAACAGATGAACAAGCTTATGAATGCTCACCTAACTAAAGAAAGCCCTTGATTTATCCAAGAGATAACTAAAGCAGGAGGAACAGGAGGACAACAAACAAAAACAGCAGTAGAACAGAAAGCAAGACAATATATAGACTGAAACCTTACTGATAAAGATATAGAGAACCTACCTAAATGAGTACAAACTCAGGTAGTTAATGCTAAGGCTAAATTATTAGATAGTGGTTATGTATGAAAGAAAGCAAGGACACAGCTAGAGAAGATATCAACAGAAGCACAATCTCTACTGAAACACCCTTGATTATCTTGAGGAGTCTGAGTCAGCTTCCAGAAGGTTCTATGAGAGAATAGAGTTATCCCTTGAACTGATACAGCCAACTTTATAGCTAAATTCAAATCATTCAGAGACAATCTAGTCCTACCTAATCTTGATAAGCTTAAAGGGGCAATGTCAGATAAAGATATAGAATTCATAAGGAACTCTGCTACTCCTCTTAATCTAAGTATGTCAGAGGAAGAATTCAAGACTCAAGTAAAGAATGTTGTTGCTGATGCACAGAGAGCATTAGGAATGACACCTGAACAAACTCCAACTCCAACACAAACAGCAAGCAATAAGGATATAATGTCAAGAATAGTAGAGATGAGGAATAAAAAGACAGCTAATAAATAAGCTAAACAATAACCAAAACAATATGGCAAACTGGAAAGACTTTCATTTTTGAAAAGAAGAAGAGAAGAAATTAGCAAAGCAGACTTGAACAGTTACAACTGGCGAGTCTGTTGCTAATCCTGCTGCAAAACCTATTCAAGTCCTATGAAAGGCTTGACCAACCCCTTCTCCACTATCCACAGGAATAAAAACACCTATCATACCTGACCTAGTTGGTATGGCTTCTGATAAAATGGTCACAGGGATAAAGAATAAATCAGTACAAGAAGCACCAAAATCAGCTCCTACGAGTGTTTTAGGTTGAATCGGGTGAATTCCCCAAGCCTCAGCACAAGAACTATCTGATGACGAGATTTCACAGCTTATTGATGAATGATTCTCAGATGAGGATATAGCGATGGCTAATGAACAGCTCAAAACTCCACAGCAAGCTCCTGTGAAAGATAACTCACCATTCGCTAAAGTGCCTTGACTTCCTTTCAGTATACCTACAGCAGAAGTTCCGAATGAAGACCCTAAGAATTTCCAAGAGTTTTCAGCTAATGTGTGAGCATCTACTGCTAATGTCCTATGATGAATAGGTAACATAGCCCTACACCCTCTAAATACGATAGATACTGTCTGAAAGACAATAGCAGGTTGAATACTAAAAGCAACTACAGATGTTGATGATGAGGTAACTCAAACAGCTGAACAGGCTTATGATACTGTTCTAGGTAAATATACAGACAAGGATGAATTCATCAAGGCTATCAAGCAAGACCCTATGATAGTAGCCTGAGATATTGCTTCTGTTATTGCCTGATGAGCTTGGACAGCAGGAAAGCTAACACAAGTACAGAAAACAAGCCAGATTTCAAAGCTAGCAGCAAAGCTTAAAGAGCTTAACCACCCGTGAGCTAACATAGACGAGGCTATCAAATGAATCATAGCAGAATGAAATGCAATGAAAAATGCACAAGAGCTATGAAAAATTAAGAAGCTAGGACAGACAGCTCAGACTCTAAAGAAGGTAGAACAGACAGCTAACTTATTCAATCCTTATATAAAACTGCCTGAACTAGCAATAAAAGGAACAGGTAAAGCTCTGAAACTATGAGCTAAGGTTACAAAACCAGTACAAGAATTCATAACCTCACAGACATCCTGATTATCCAGAGAAGCACAACAGACTATTAAAGAGTTACCTAAGGAATTCAACAAAGCTAAGACTGGAGATATCTCAAAGGAATGACTATTCCAAGATGCAGAAGCTAAGATTAATGCTAAGATTGATGACTTAGAAGGAATAGGAAAGGAATATGGAAGTGTAAAGAAATGAGAGGTTGTCGCTAATATAGAGGATATAAGGAATATCGTCACTGATGTTATGACTGAAAGAAAACTAACAGAGACCTCTCTACCAAATGCAGATAGAAAAGCCTTAAAGGAAGTAAAACAATATATAAATGAATTCAATGCTTGAAAGAATATAACCGATGATGAGCTTATCAGACTTAGGAAGAAAGTAGACTCTACCATAACTTGGGATAAATGAGTAAGCTCAGAATGACAAGCAGTAGTTAAACAGATAAGGAAGAATATAGACGACTTAGCAAAAGCAAGGATACCTTGACTCAAAGAATTAGATGCACAGTTCGCACCAAAAGCACAAGAGCTTAAACAAATCAAGTCAGACTTATTCAGGAAATGACAGCTAAGAGAAGATGCGATATCCCACCTGGCAAGGAAATGACAGGAAGGCAAGCTGAAGAGGATGGAAGAGATTATGCCTTGAATAACTAATGCAACCAAAGCCCTTAAGGCTTATGAAGATGTGAAGGCAGCCACCTCTATTAAAGTCTGAACCTATTGAGCTACCGTATTCAGGGCAACGGCTCTATGAGGGGCAGCAATATGAGCAGTCAACCCAGTAGTCGCAGCTGTTATGGCACTAGCCTCCTTCCCACCTCTAGTGGCTTTCGTACTGGAGAAGTATGGTCTAGTAAAAGGATGAGCTAAATCTATTGTAGACACCCTATCCAAATGAGGTAAACTATCCCAGACTCAGACTCAAGCAGTAGAGCAAGCTATCAAGAAAGCTCCGAAGGCAGAAGTTGAGGAGTTCCTTATAAAGACTGTAAAAGACCCTATATCAGGCGAAAACCTTATGGCAGGAAACTTTCCTTGAATGATTAAACCACAAGCAGGATGATGAGAAGCTATATCTAATATGTTATCAAAATGAGATGAGGCTTTCGAGATAAAGGGACAGACATCCACCTTCCTAGAAGACCTACCAAAGAAGCCAGTATTAAAGAGAACTAGTGTAGAGAATATGCTAAACCAAGACAAATACAAGCCAGCTGAGAAGAATATCATCAGAGGGGTATTACAGCGTGTTGACTGAGAGAATATAGAGAGGTCCAAACTGGTGAGGCAGGTACAGGATGAATTCCCTAAGATAAATAAGCAAGAGACAGATAAATATGCTGATTATGGAACAAGTCACATTAAAGCGCTCAGTAAGCTATATCAAGAATGATGAAAGGCTAGCACTCGTCTTTATTGACAAGAATGAACTGCACTATGAAATAAATCCGCTCATTTTGAGAAAGATGATTATATTGCCCACTCAAGGTATGTAGATAAGCTCAATGCAGACAAATCTAATCCCGAAATGGGGAAGGCAGCAGAACATCTGGACAAGATTCAGAAAGAATACGGAGATATAATAGATAAGATGAGTGAAATCGAGTCAAAATGGAATGAGGAGTATAAAGCTTATGATTCAATATCGAAGCATAAGGATAGAATTAAGGCTGAACAGCCTGAACTATATGAAGAATATGTAAGGTTCGACAAGAAATGAGATGAGCTTTATCTTGCAAAGAAATTGGCCAAAGAAAATTATAAGAGCATTTCAGCTAAATATAGTAAACCTGAGCGCTATATCACAGAAATACAGAGTGATGTTATGAAACAAGTAGGAGGCGAGAATCAAAAAGCACAATCATTATCTAAATCAGCAGAAGAATATTTCAATTCAGGAAACTGAGAAGCAGTTCTGGATAATTATAATAAAGAAATTGACAATTTATCTCCAATTGGTAAAGAAAAAATTATTAGAGGGATAATTAATGATATCATTCTCAACGGCAGAATAGATGTCGGGATATCTAAATTTGAAGATTTACTTTATAATTTTAGTCAAAAGTATCCAGAGGATTTAAATATAAAACTAGACCCTATAGATTTTGAAGACTTCTTCAAAGAACAGTTTCCTAAAACAAAGGAATGAGTTTTAACCGAAATCTCTAAAACCCAAAAGAACTGGCACGAAATGGTAATCAAAGACCTTATCAAAGACTCAATAGAGAAATGACACGAGAAGATATACTTCCCTACCTGAAAGACTGTATCTAAGATAGAATGATGGTGAGAAGGATGACAGCAAGGTTTACAGAAGTTCTATGATGAGGATGTTAGGAAAGTGTTGGTCAAGTATTTCGATGCTAAGGAGACAATCAAAGGTAAAGAACCTATTACAGATGAAAAGATAATGCCATTAGCCGAAGAAATAGCAAGGAAAAAAAGAATGGGGATGTTAGACTCATACCATAATACACTTCAATCAGAATTACATAAAATATGAGTAGATTGGAACTCATCAGAAATAAGAGATGTAATGGCTAATTTTATGGATAGTAGTCATACTTCTGATGCTCAGGTTGTAAAACAACATTTGAAAGACTTATTTAAAGGTGATGAATGAGATAAATTCCTCGAGATTGACTTAAAGAAAAATACAGATATGATAATGAAGAACGCAAGCAAGGTATATCAGATACTATGACCTACTATGTGAGCTAAGGTAATGCTAGATATGTTCGGATACAATCCATTTGGAGACGATGACGACAATAAAAACAAAAATGTCCTTAAAAGAAAATCATAATGTTCTACAACTCACAGTTAGAGAGAAATATATGGGATAATATACGAAGCAGGGCTATTATGCTTGATGAAGCAGAGAAAGACCCTGTTCTGCAAGCCTGTATCATAAGAAAATGTGTAGCAGACCCAGTCTACTTCTTTGAGAACTTCCTATGGACTATGAAGAACGATACCTTCTTCACTAAAGATATGCCTAGAGATATACCTTTTATGCCTTTTGAGTATCAGAAGGAGCTTATAAGGAGGATATGGAAGGATATATCAGAGTGAAAGAACGTCTTCATAGAGAAATCCCGTCAGATGGGTATAACTTGGCTAATGATGTGAGTATTCTATTATGGATTCCTATTTCATAGACACAGATACCTTATAGTATCCCAAAAGCAAGAATATGTAGATAAAGCCTGAGATATGCGTAGCTGTTTCGAGAAGCTTCGTTATTTCACTCGTCTTATGCCACATTGGATGCTTCCTGAGGACTTCTCAGCTGATGTCTGAACACGTTGGAACAAATATATGGCTATGTCATTACCTGATGGCTCTTCTATTACCTGAGAATCAGCTAACCCTAATGCTTGAACCTGATGAACTTATCATTGTATATTCCTAGATGAAATGGCTAAGATGCAGAATGCCAGTCAGATTAATACTGCCTGTGCTGCTGCGACCCCTTGTATCATTTATAATTCTACTCCTTTGGGAGAGTGAAATGAATACTACCGAATGAGACTTAAAGCAAGAGAATGAAAGATAGACTGAGTAACTCTACACTGGTCTCTGCATCCTCTATATGACAAGGCTTGGTATGATTGGAAGACTGCCTGAATGACTCCTGAGAAGATAGCACAAGAGCTAGAGATAAGCTACAATGCTTCCGTAGAATGAGCTGTTTATAAGAGATTCCACCCTAAACCAGTATGAGATATTGAGATATGAGATTTCAGATATGATTATACCCTTCCCTTATATTGTTCTATTGATAATTCACATTGAGGAACAGACAATCACGCAATCATAGTTTTCCAAACAACACCACTCGGTAAGATTCGTATTATAGATACCATACAGCTTCCTTCAAAGACTTCAATCACCGAATGTGCCTCTTTCCTTGCAAAACAACCCATAGCAGGATTTGTAATGGATGATTACACATTTAATTTCTTCTCCAAATGGAAAACCTATAAGCCAGCTATATTCATAGCAGACCCATACGATACTCACTCTACTTGGAATGATACCTCTATATCTAAGGAATATGCTAAGTTCTGACTTAATCTAGTTACCCCTATGACAGTAATGTGAGTAGGATGAAACATAGCAGAGCAGATAAGGATAACCCAGAACAATCTTAATAGGCTAGAGGTAAACGAATGATGTACAGACTTCATATCTGCTATACAGAATGCAAGATATCCAGAAAAGAAAGAGACTTCACAAAGTACAGCAACAAGCTACAAACCTATACACGACTGGACTTCCCATTTCCGCACTGCACTAGAATATGCAGTCCTATTCATAACAGAGCAGGAAGAGCTTAAACCCAAAGTAAAGAAGCTACAGAAATATGAGATAGGAGACCCAATCACGTGAATCGTTAAAACAGTTTACAAATAAGGGCTTTTAGATACAATAATTAAAATAACCTAAACTTCTTATGGAAAAACAGCTACAAGAGATAAAATCACCCCTCACAGACCTTGCACCAACTGATATGTTGGAGAAAGTAGAGACAACCCCGTATGAAGCAACAGACAAAGATAAGCAATTACTAGGACACGTTACAAACAGATTCACCCAGATGGCTTCCAAGAGAACCCAGATAGACAGGAACTGGCAGATGTACCAGATGCAGTTTGAGGCTATCTATATCCCTTACTCTGATTGAAGAAGCAGAAGTAACGTCCCGTTAGAATGGGCTATCATAGAACTGTTCGTATCTGAGGCAGTAAGCAGGAAGTCAATTCCTTCTTTTGAGGCTATCGGATGAACTGATATAGTCAGAGAAGAGGTTATCAAAAGAGTATGGGATTATGATTTCAAGACAAATTCAAGAGAAGACCAATTATACAAAGCAGAGTACCTTACACCGATGTTTGGTACTTCTTTCTATTTCAACGGATTTGAAAGCTCAGCAAGAGTGATAAGAGACCCTGAATTTATCTGAGGTAAGATAGTATGAAAGAAAAAACTACTAACTAAAAATAAGATTCTACTAGAGGCAGTAGATATAAGGAATGTCTACTTTGATGAGAGAGTGACTGATTATGAGAAAGCTAATGACTGTATCTATATAGAGTACATAACTCCAGAAGAGTTCCTAGCCCTAGCTGATAATCCAGACTGAGGATGGAATTCAGAGGCAATCAGGTCGGTAGGTACAACAGTAAAATCAAATCAAGCCTATTATACAAATGAGGAAAGAGGGATGAATAATACAGGGCTTGTAGAAATGATGCACTACTGGAATAAACAAAGTGATGAATATGTAGTAGTAGCTAATCGACAAGCAACAGTAAAGGAGACTTTCATACCTTATTCCCATAAAGAGCTTCCTATAACCCCTAGACAATACTGATACAATCCTTTCTCCCTATATGGAAGAGGATTATGTGAGGCTTTACTAAACTTCAAGTCCGAAATCAACACCCTAAAGGAGATGATTATGGATAATGTTAAAAGGTCAAATAACTCTATGTTCGCTATCTGAGGATGACTTACTTTCGATTGAGAGAGTTTCGGGTTTAATAATACTACTGTTAAATTTGAAGGTCAGCTAAATGATGCAAATTTCAGAGAGCTTAGATGAACTCCACCTAATACAGCTATATTCGATTATCTTCAAGAATTACTTAGGGAAATAGCTATGTTCGTCTGAATAGACCCAGCAGGTATTATATGAACAGCTTCCAGCACAGCCTTCGAGACTGCCGTGAAGACTGAATCAGCTCTGAAAAGGGTTAATGTAGTTCTACAGAACAGGGATATGGCTCTGAATCACGTATTTAAAAAGCATTTACAGAACCTACAGCAGTTCTTCCCTATAAAAACGGCTAAAGGTCTCCTAGAGATTGATGAAGAGACTGGTAAGGCTATAACTTGACAAGAGGATTTTCCGAGTATAATGTTGAAAGATGAGAAGTTCGTCAATGATGAGTTTGTACAGTTCGACTGAAAGTTCCCTTTTGAAGTAAAACCAGAGTATATAAGAGGACAGATTGATGTAAGTGTTGCTACTAACTTCAATGCTCCTACCCTAAAACAACTAAAGAGACAGAACCTAGCAGACTTCGTTAAGCTCGTAAATGAGATAACAACAGCAATCCAGATGAACCCAGCACTATGACAGACTCTAAAGGTAGAGGAATTCATTAAGCAAGCAGCATTCGACTATGATGTTGACCTTGATAGCATCGGAGGATTCAAAGATAGCCTAAGTAATGAGAAAGAGACATTAATGAAACAGATAAGGGCTATGACAGGAGTAGATACTGATGCTGAACTTCCAGAATGATGAGTCCCAGCTGAATGAGAAGAGCCAGCAGGTTCTCCTTGACAAGCAAAGACACCTTGAGTTCTACCTAATGTAGGATGAGACATAAGTACTTGAGCATTACCTCCAGTAAGAACACCAATAACACCTGACATTAACAACCTATGAAAAGCAACAGCTATGATGACCTAGTAATAGTAGATAGAGAATATCTGCAAGAGCTAGAAGCATTTAAGAAAGCAAACAGCTATATGCCTGATACACAAGTTGAAAAGCTAGTATATAAGGATATAGTGAGAATAGATACATATAAGCAATCGTTCATTAATTATCTTCAACAAGCTCGGAAATCTGTATTCTATGAGAGAGCATTAAACGTCTGACGAGAGACAGAACTCTTGTGAGCATATAATGCAATCTGACACCTAATAGGTGATATAAGTAATATAGAGAACACTAGAGCTACGTTTGAATTGAAGAAGGAAGAAGCAAAGAAGAGGTCAAAGACTTAGGCCATTTGTTATTCGACTTCCTATCTATACCGCCAAAGGTAGATAGGAGTTGAAGAATAAAATCTTCATATTTATATACTAACTCAGAGACCCTATGTGAATAGACAACTCTACTGAGGAAGAAAACAAAGTGAGCGACCCTCATAATGAGACTACTCCTCCAGAAGATGGCTGAAAAGCCGAAGACCCAAAAGAAGTTCGCTATAAAGAACAACTAGAGGGAAGAAGGTTACAAGCAGAGAAAGCCGAAGAGAAGGCTGCTAAGCTTGAAACAATGTTCATTAAAACTGCAACAGACAAAGTTGAGCAGAACAATGATTATCTATTAGAACTATATGCAGAAGACCCTGAGCTTGCCGATAAAGTAGCGAAGCACTTCTGAGTAAAAAGTGCTAAGGAAGCTATTGCTAAGATTAATGCTGTCAAGAACTGAGTACCTCTCGAAAAAGAGACCCAGACTATTGACCCAGAGAAGCTCTATAAAGAATGGGAAGACCGACAAGCTAAGAAGGAAGCTGTCAAATCTGCTGAAAAAGTCTTTGAATGATTAGATAAGGATGAGAAATCCCAAGCTAAAGAGATGTTCAAAGAACTTACAGACGGAAAAGACCTACCCCTTGCTAGGCTAGAGGAAATAGCAGAGATGTCAGTCTATTATGTTACTAAGAATAGTACAAAGGACTGAAAGATAGCAAAACTAGCCTCTACCGCATTGTGATGAAAAGGCACTACTTCCAATACATCAGCTACAAACAGCTGAGAGGAACTTGCCAAAGCAATGTGATTAGGACATTTATATTCTAAAACGAAATCATAAAATATGCCAGCTAAAAAATGAATAGGTATTGAGCTAAACCTCAATAACCCCGAACAGACTTCAAATGAAGTTACTACCCCAACTCAAGAAACAAAACCTTCCATTGATTTAATCAAAGATGCAGGTTCTACTAAGACTATTGATTACAGTGAACAGATACTAGAAAGGTTACAGAGGCTAGAGGAAGAGAATAGGTCTCTTAAAGAATCTCAAGATGAATTGAAATCTAATAATTTCAGTGAAGTCCTAAAGAAGAGAAGAGAGAAATACACTTGACCTCACAAATACTCTTTTAAGACCTTTGAAGGTAAACCAATCATAAGTCTCAAGACAACGTCTAACAAGGTTAGCAGAGATTATGTAAAAGGTGGATATATCGTAGACCAGAAAGTAGAGTTAACATTCGCTGATAATTCTAAGACTGTCGTTACCTATGATGACTTTTCCCAAAATTACCAAAGAAGTGAAAAAATATTTGTAGAAGAAGAAGTAACAAGAGGCTGAAAAAGATATTACAAGTTCAATATTGACTGAAATACCTTTGAAGTGGATTGAAATATCATTAACTAAATCAAAAATGTTTATAGGAACTAGAGAAATTGAAAAGATTGAAGACGGACTCGTTTTCTTTGTGGATGGAGGTAAAACCCAGTATACTGAAAAGGCACTTACTTATATAACTTCCGATGAAGCTATGGAGGACAGTGATTTACAGATGCTAACGGTAGATAATGTAGCTGCTGATATTCTAAAGGTATTAGAAGAACACGACATAAGATTCTTTGATGTTAACTTGATTATGCAAAAGGTTAAGTGGAGCTGTGATGCTTATTCTGATAGAATGATGGCTAAGGCTGCGTGACTACAAGATGAATTCGATGGTATTACAGATAAACAAATCCGAAATATCAGAGTATCTCATACTAAAAACTTTCTTAATTCTTAACTTTTTACCCAAATGTGAAAAGCAGTTACAGGCTTAAATAAGCCTAACGAAAACCGCAATTTCCTCCCTGCTGATGATAAATGGGAAATGAAATCATTTCCTTTCAAAGCGTCAACAGCTATGGTTGAGGGTGCTGCAATTGGTATTGAAATCTCAAGTAACACTACTACTGGTAATGTTACACTAATGGGGGTTGAAAATGTTACTGGTGCTGACTTTGTTGGTATCTTAGCTGAACCAATAGTATCTACTGATGCAGATTATGCAACAGCAGGTAAACTAAAGAGTGTGTGGGTTCGTAAGACTCCACTAGCTGAGGCTTACTTTACAGTAGGTGCAGGTACTTTTACTGCTGCTGATGTTTTCAAGACAGTTGAAATCCACTCTGACTCTAAATCTCTTGCTGTTGATACAGCTTGAAAAGGTGCTAGAATTACTGGTTACATCTCTTCTACAAGAGGACTATGTAATTTTAACCTACCTTCTACTGAAACAGCTTAATTTTAACACTTAAATAACGGCAAAATGGCTCCACAATTAAATACTGCCACTCTTCCTCAGCTTACAGACTTGGTTACAAGAATGTTTGAAAAAGGGTTAGAGCAAGTTCCTCAAGTTCTAAGGAAATCAGGACTTATCAATGAAATGGCAATTCCAGAATGAACTGGACAATTCAGACATTTTTCTGAACTACCAGACAGAAATCTTTATGCTACTACTAAGGATGAAGGTGCTAACGCAGAACAAGCTCGTATCCAATATGGATATGAGAAACAGATGCAAATTAAACGTATCGGTCTTGATGTTGGTATCACTGTTGAAGAAAGAAAACAGAATAAATACCCAGAGGTAATCAGAAGACTTACTGACCTATCAGAAGTTTGTCCTTCTAAAATCGAGCTTGACCTTAACCACAGGTTCACATTCGGATTCGCTACTTCTTATACTGACAATTCAGGTGATGTAGTTGATGTTACTGTTTGAGACGGATTTGCACTATTCTATACTGCACATACTCTTACTGGTTCAGCCACTACTTACAACAACATCGTTCCAGGTAATCCTCAATTCTCTAAAGGTTCTCTAGCTGCTGCTAAGAGATTAACTGTTGAAGAAACTTACAACAACCTAGGAGAAAAGGTATCTATGGACTTCAATACTATTATCTGTACTGATGACGAAGATACAAACAACCAGATAGATGAACTACTTAAAGCTACCGCTGATATTTCTTCTGCAAATGCTGGAACATTCAATGTATATGCTAATACAATGAAGAAAGTAAAACTTCCTCTATTAGCTACTACTGCAACTGGTGCAGTCGACACTACTAAAAGAAAATACTGGTGAATTGCATCTACTAAAGATACTCAGATGCATCTAGGTATGTCAGAAGCTCCTTACCTTAAGACTCCAATGGACGGAAACAATGGTGAAGACTTCTCTTCTGAGAACTGGAACTATGCTTCTAGGGCTGCTTATGGTATCGCTACTACTGGTGCTAGATGGATTAAGTTCTCTACTTGATTAGGTTCTTAGTAACAAAAAATAGTTTTTCTTCTTTACTTATAAAGTCGGGGTTGGAGGTGGTATAATTTAACTTTAAAACTATGTGATTAAATCAAAACGCTGGATACGGAAATGCTATGCTTTCTGCTATTCATACAGCAGTAGGATGAACATTCGGTAATGTATTCGTGGTTATGAATTCTTCTGATGTAGATGAAGGAAACTACCAGAACATACAAGATTTGTTCCCTAATGATTATGATGGTAGAGTAAGATTCCATACAAGTCTTGCTACTGCTTACGCTGCAACTGAAAGTAACAATAACGATGTTATTATCTTAGATGGTAATTCATCTCACCAATTGACATCAATGTTAACTGTTTCTAATAACAGAGTACATTTCATTGGACTAGATTCTCTTCTTGGAGTTAAAAGAAGATACGGTCAAAGTTCAAAAATTAATTATGCAGATGGAATTGCAACAGCAGACCCATTTATAATTAAAGTTACTGGAGTTAGATGTTCTTTCAGAGGAATTAAATTCACTAATGCTAATACAGATGCTCAAGTAGTCGGAACAGTTTGAGAAGGATGAGAATACACATACTACGAAAACTGTGAATTCTACAACTCAACAAACCTAGATTCTGACACAGTTGCAGAATTAGTACTTGGTTGAGATTCTCCTCAATTCGTTAATTGTACTTTTGGTTCATTGGCTGATTTAGTTGATGGCGATAAAATCAGACCAGCAGTATTAGTTGATGGTTCAGTTGTTTGAACAGTAAATACTTCAAGAGATGTCCTATTTGATGGATGTAGGTTCTGGAAGAAAGCTGGATGAACAACAACATCAATGGTAAAGATCGTGGCAGACGGAGATATTGAGAGGGGTATGGAGTTCCATGATTGTCAATTCGTAGCTAATGTTCTGGGAGCAGTTCCAGCAGTAGCTATAGATTCAGTTACACTTACAAACGCAAGAGTTATCTTAACTGGTGATACTTGTGCTTCTGAATGTACAAAAATTGCAACAGCAACTGGTATATTTAATTGTACACCAGCAAGAGTCGCAACAGCTACTATCTGAATACAAGCTACTTAGGACATAAATAATAAATTTTACTTAATTGTAAATCTTCTTTATCCTCGTATATGATTGTGTTATTCCACGAGGATAAGTCGGATATTATAATCTAACAACCTAATTATGGCACTAAGACAAGTCGTCAAATACGACCTATGAACACAAAGCACTGTTGCTGCAACTGCAAAGACTATATTGGCTAGGGATTTCAGGAATGCTATCTTCGATGTGGTATCTGCTACAAGTGCAGATCAAAAGATACAATTTGTTGCATCTAAGCAAGAAGACAAGCCTAACTTCGATGCTGCCGTAACGACTACAAACAGATGGCAATATGTACAGGCTATCGACCTTAATGACGGTTCTCCTATAACAGGTACGACTGGATATACCTTCTCTTGAGTAGAAAGCAAACAATTCGAGCTTAATCTTAACGGAGAATACTGGATAGGAATGAAACTTATCTCAGGTTCTGCTGGTTCAATCACTTCACAAGTATTACTAACTGATAACCAATAATATGTTCATCCCTCTGAATCAAGACATAAACAGATTAACTTTTGAAAGGGATACAATTAAAGGTGAGGTTATTGAATTACTGAAAGAAAGAGATAAGATAAGAGAAGAGATTTCCAGCCAAAGGCTAGGGAAGACAATAGTTTCATTAGAGACTGTTACTTTATGAGATGTCAAATTCTTACTAGAGGAACAGTCTTTAATTTTGTCTAAAATCAACTGAAAGAGCTATTCAGAATTCCTTTCCAATTATAAGAGGCAAGAAGACCACTTGAAACAGATAGAGGTAGAAATACTAGCAAAGAAAGCTGAACTCGCTAAATTCAATGATTTAATGGGTAAAAACAAAGAACTAGAAGATAAGATAAAACTATGAGAGATAAAATATCAGGAAATACAGAAGAATTCACAGGAAATTCAAAGCCAGACTGTTGAGATAATGAGATGATTAAATAAAGAGCAAGTAGAAATTGAAAAGAATATAACAAGTAATCTTAAGATATTAGATGATATTCAGAAAGAGAAACAAAGTCTGATTAAATTAAGATGAGAGCTTGATATGAAAGAAAAAAGATATTTAAAACTAACCGCAAAAGAAAATGTGAAGAGCTGACGCAAGAAATAAATTCTGACAAGTCCCGACTAACTATTCAGAATTTGAAGCAGACGGAACATACCACGCAGTCTGAAACGCCACCTGCTGGCAGGATATAAACCTATCACTATGAAGTCTTGTACCCTGAGCAACAGCACTCGGTAACTTTACAATTCCCTGAACAGCCCTTAGTATAAAGACTTTTGATGGGGCTGGTGTGTTAGCTGTATCTGCCTACTGAAGCACAGAGATACTCCACGATTACAAACAATGAAGCGATATAACCCCCCATATACATTGGTGTCCTACCACTACCTGAGCAGGTAATGTGAAGTGGCAATTAGAATATGCTTGGATAAATAGACTATGAACCATAACCTCATCAACTACAATATCCGTAACTGCTGCTACTTCTTGAGTGGTAGCACAGGAATTGAGGTCATCATTCCCTGCTATCACTGGAACTTGAATGGATATAGGAAGCAGATTTGTATTCAGACTATTCAGAGACCCAACAGATGTAGCCGATACCTACTGAGCAGAGGCAGGAGCCTTCGACTTCTGAATACACTATGAGATAGACACATTATGAAGTAGACAAATTACCATTAAATAATCAAAACTATGGCAAGAACAGATGCAGAGCTTACTCTGTCAGAGATACAAACAATAGAGGAACTAGATTGAATAGCTAATAATTCGGTAATATATAAGAATAATTCCTGAGTATACACGGCAGTATCTTTATGAGATTCTTGAGAATTATTACAGAGTAATTGAGCCACGTCCGCGCCTTCATTCGATGTCAATTTAAATACACTAGCCCCTCTTGCTTCTCCTACTTTCACTTGAACTGTAACGACTCCCGCAATAAAGATAACAACATGAGCTTGAGCTTGAAAAATTGCCACAAGTGATGCAGATTGAGACCTTACCTGGGAAACTCCTAGTTCTGGATGATTCTTTGAATTCACCCTCCAAGACACCCAATGACAGAACTTCGACTGACAGATATTATGAGTTCAAGACTTTGCAGAAGCCAGAACACTTGATGAGGTGGTTCTTATATCAGACGCAATACCCGTATGAGCTAATGCAACCCTAGAACTTAGAAAGAACTCATATCTAACATGAAGCTCCATCCTATCTTCTGTACTTACAATAGCAACTACAGATGAATTAACCAACTTAAAAATAAAGGTGAGTACTAATTCCTTTACATCCTCCGCATTAGCTGATTGAGACTATCTTGTTGCTTATCTAGTAACAGCTTGAAGTACCACCCCACTTATGAATGCAAAAGTAATAGTAAGATGACATTAATTAATTTAAAAACAAATGGCAAAAGTAAAAACGATCAATAGACAATGACTTGTTGGTGAATGGTTACTTGATGGTTCGAGTCTCGATTCTAGTTGAAGTTGAAATGATGGAACCGCAACCAACCTTACATTTGATTCTACCGATAGATGAATGCAGAGTCAGTGTGGGGTTTTTAATGGAAGCAGTAGTTTTGTTACAATAGGCTCAAATATGTGATTAACTTCTACTTGAGATTCTAGTATGAGTTTATGGTTCAATGCCGCGTCACTTCCAAGTTCTTGAACATATAATTATATTACATTAATTAAAGAGGCTACAACTTCTACAGACTTTGAGGTATTGTTATCAAATAGTTGATGAACTCCTATATTATATTACTGAAAATGAAAATCTTGAGTAGCATTCGCACCATCTTATAATCATAGTTTTTCTGCTTGAGTATGGTATCATTTAGTTATAACTCGTTCTAATTCAGTATCAACTCTTTTTGTTAATTGAATACAGGTTGCTCAATGAACTGTTACTTGAAATTGAAGTTGATGAACTAATGAATTTAACATTTGATATGCTTGATGAGGTAATTATTTCAATTGAAAATTACAGACTATAAGATATGATATGCATATATATTCCTCCCAAGAAATCCAAACTCTCTACCAAGAAGGACTAAGACAACTCTCTTGACAATGATATGGGTCTTTGTTTGACGGACTTGTAGCACAATATGATTTCCAATGAGATGCACAAGATGTAATAGGAGGAAATAATGGTACTGTTACAGGTGCTACTCTTACAACAGATAGATTTGGGATAGCTGATAATGCCTATAATTTTGTAAAAAATTCTTCTCAATATATCGATTGTGGTAGTTCTTCTGTATTCCAATTAGCTAGTTGATATACAATCGCTTGTTGGTGTACTGTAGATACATCTTGAATAGCCACTTATGAAGATGCTGTGCTTGTAGCGAAAGACTGAAATGTATCTGAAAGAGCATATTATCTAGCCTATCATAAAGGAGCTACCGCTTGAACTACTTGATTTAATTTTTATATAAATTGATGAACTTGAACTTGAGTACCTTCGACTATTGATACTGCCTTCTGATGACCAAATTCTCCGACATCTACCGATTGGTATTACGTTGTATGAGTACACACTTGAAATAGTTTGAAACTATATGTTAATTGAGTTGAGGTTGCTTCTACATCTTGAACGACTCCTAGCACTAATACTGGCACTACACCATTACAAATATGAGCTAGATATTATACAACATCAAGACAATTCCATAATTGACAAATAGATGATGTACAAATCTTTAACAAAGCTAAAACCCCAGAGGAAATTAAACTCCTATACCAACTATCCTCAACAACTCCCAACCTACTCCCTTGGAAATCCAACCTACCTAAATCATTACAAAATGGATTAGTTATGTGGCTTAATGAACAAGGTAAAGATTTGAGTGGGAATGGAAATAATGCGACTCTAGTTAATTGACCTACTATTAGTAGGAGAATAGGAGAGAAGGGGTTAAATTATGTATCTACTAGTAGTCAATATTTAACAGTAAATATATCAACTCCAAACTATTATACTTTTGCACAATGGTACACTATTACAAATGACAGTATTACTATTTGACGAGATGATTGAACTAATCGTAGTTTAATATTTAATCCTAATGCTTCTATTAGTAGGTACTATGCAGTATGATGGAATAGTAGTTGAACTCTATACGATTTATATCCAACACCTGCTGTAATTCAAAGTTGAAAAGTAATGTTTGCAGTATTTGTTTGGGATAATTGAAGTATGAAAATATACCATAATTGAGTTTTAATTTGAAGTGTAGCTACAACTTGACCTGCAAAAAATGTTACACAATTATTAAATATATGAAGACGAGATTTTCCTTGAAATTATAATTATCATAATTGAAATATATTTGATACTAAGTTATATGACAGAGCATTATCCGACCTAGAAATCCAACAACTATATAACGCAACCTTTATTAAATAATTCTTAACAAAAATCCCCTATGAAAACTATATATTTCTCATACCGAATAATGCCGAATTCTCTAGCCTGAGGGTGCAGGCTTCATCCTAATATGAGCCTATTCGAGATTTATCCAGAGCTGCAAGGTATAATCAATATGACTTGTGAGCTGATACCCACTTCTAAATACAAGAAATGGAGCGAGATACCTTGACTTATTCCTGCTCTACGTTCTGTTTGAGCCTCCACCCCAGAAGATACCATCTCAGGTGCTTTGATAGCTAAGCTAGAAGTGAATGAAGATGCTCTTGCATTCTATTGAAAAGACCTAGCTTATGTTGAGGCGATGATAGCAAATGATTCTTGATTCAAAGTGGTTATGGAAACTAAGGAAACCCTTGCTTCTTTCATTAGAACATACACTACATTAGAAGAGTTAGAATCTAACCTGTTTGAGGTTAGTCCAGAAAATACAAGTGTAATGCCTTGAATGGAATGAGTGATACCACAGGTAGTTATTGATATTCGGTAATGAAAGAATACTGGGAGCTTACGGACATTGAGATTCTTGATCTAAAACAAAAAGGGATTATCAATTGATTCTGACCTCGTAACTCCCCTATTCTACATACTATCCTAAAATGGTTGACTCCTGCAATGGATGAAGCATCAGCCGAGATTCATGATTATAATTACTTTAAATGATGAACAGAAGCTGATAGGAAAATAGCTGATGAATGATTCCTGAAATATATGCTTATAGACTGCCAGAAGCTAGACTGAATAAGACGAGTATACTATGTACTTTTATCATATTTGTATTATAATGCTGTAAGGCTATTCTGATACAGATATTTTAAATATAATTAGCTTGATTTTGCATAAAAAAACCGTATAAGTTAAATATAACTTAAACTAGAAGTATGAGCAAATGAAAGAGATACATAATATCAATAGTTAGATTATTTCTGACTACTTTCATTTCCACTCTTATTTTACAACTACAATACATGGGAGAACTAAGCACAAAAACCTTAGCTTCTCTTTTTTTGTGAGTTCTGATTGCTACGATGACAACAGTCGTGAAGTACATCCAAGAACATAAGCTGATAGAGAAACTAATTAATAAAATAATAAAATAATTATGACTAAGAACTCCTGCCCTCCTTGCTTTAAGGAATGAGAATTTATAGCTATTAACAAAGACAATCAATCTATGGCAAAAGATATACAGGAGATGAAAGCATCTTTACAGAAGATAGAGGTATTTATGGAAAAGATAAATATCTTTATGCTTACTTCTCCACAGATTTTTGCAGATAAGAAAGATTTTGAGACTTTCAGGGAAACCATAAACAGTAAGGTTGCTTATACTTCCTGATTCCTATCCTTAGCATTTACTGTTATAGGATATATTATTAATAAATATTTCTGATAATGAAAGATAATTTCTACGTATCCGTTACCATCTGAGTAATGTGATGAATAATTACAGGTCTTCTTATTGTAAATTATCTTCACTATAAAGAAACTCAATCTAACACTAGTAAAATAGATGTTATATATAATATTATGACAGACCCTAATCAAACAACAATATGAAGGCGTTAAAAAGATTATCAAAGAATATCTTAATAAGAACTCCTAAAAAAGTCTTAAAGATAGACACCTCAAAAAAGAAACCTGAAACTGTGAAACCTTGGGAAAGAGTTGCTTAATTCTTAATCATTAGATATATGGCATTATATGACCATCTCCCAAAAGGAGAGAAAGAGAAGATACAGAACATTACCTACTTTGCTAATCTTGAGAGAGATGCTTTCAATGCAGACGTTAGGCAATGACTTATGACTATGGATGAGAGAGATGAGGAATATCTTAAGCTTCACTCAAAAGTGAAGACGGCTATATGTAAAATCTTACTTAAAATATAATGAAAAATGCTTGCTTTGATAAACCACGTCTGACTGATTTTGATTATCAAGAAATATTCTGACTTATCAATGATATCATAAAGGAGTTCCCAATCAAGGAACTTAATATACAAGACCAATCATCTGACGATGCTATGTTTTATAGCTGTACACGTCAATGAATGGCACATATAACCAACTGAAACAACCTATTAGCTCAATGAGAGCAAGATGATTGAATGGCTAAAAGGCTTTGGCTAGAATACTGTAAGATAGTTTCTTCTGCTAAGACAACCTGAGCAACCCTACAATCCTCGTTAGACCAATTCCTAGAACAAGGGTTGATAAGTTGATATTCCAGAACGTGGACTATCGAAGCTATGAAATCAGCCATAGATTCAGGAAGATTTATATTCACAGGAAGTCAGAATTGAGATTGGACATATGTAAAGAACAATCATATATACAGATTAAGAACTGATAAAAGAACCCTAGGACACGCTTTCTGTATAATTGGGTACAATCTAACCTGATTTATAGCAATCAACTCCTACGGGGAAAATAATGGTGTTTTTGAAATACCTTACAATCTTGTCAATACACTATTTACAAGATATGCTATTTCAGACTTTGAAGATACTGACAGAATATTACTTTTTAAACAGAATATTATGCAAAAGAATATACAGAAGGCTATCGACAGCTGAATAACCAGTGGTAAGAACCAAGATAAGCCAGCTACAAGATGAGAGGTTATGACAATGATGTGAGCTTTAATCACTCTAATCGAAAATAAGATATGAAAGCTATAGTATTTGAGATAGACCTATCACAGGAAAGACACCCAAGAGACTTCTGATATATCTATCGGAAGATAGCTTTTCTACGACAGTCTAAAAATATAAAGGTAAAATTACACGAATATCACCCCTGTATAAAAGCTTATGAAAATGGGAAAAGAAATGCCTTAAAAAGGAAGTTTCAAGAGAATATGGAAAGTTATTTATAAAAAAATTTGCTTTCCTATAAAAAATTATTATAAGTGAGTTACTCATGTACTATAAGAAAAAAATAAATATAAATACAAAAATCCGATTGTGTTGTTCCAAAGTAAAGAGAAGATATTCTCGACTTAGGCATTGAGAATATCTTCTATATTTTTAGAAATAGATTTTGTTCTTTACTAAAGTTCATTATAATAAATAAACAAGTTCTTTTAACTGACTGAAAAAGCACTTGTTGCTTTTAGCAAAAATCTAAAAAGCCCCCAAAAGTACAGTCAGACTTTCGGGGGTTTTTGCTACTTTAAAAACAAATAAATTATGAAGAGAGATTGATTTATATTCTATAAGAGCTTCTTGCCTGTTATGAAGCACCTGAACAAGGAACAGATATGAGAAACTTTATTGGCGATAGTTGAATACTGACTTGAGTGAAAAAAACCAAAAATTTCTTGAATTCCTTTATCAATTTTTGAAATGGTAAAACCACAGATTGATGCAAACAATAAAAGATTTTCAGATTGATGCAAAGGTGGGGTACATTGAATAAAGGGCAAGGAATACGGAAAACTAGGGTGAAGACCCCCTCTAAAAAATAACCCCCCACAGCCCCCTAAAAATAACCCCCCACAAAACCCCCCAAAAGAAAAAGAAAAAGAGTTAATAGATAAATCTATTAAAATAATAGATAAATCTATTATTAAAATAGAAGAAGAAAATAAAAGTGACAAGGACATAAACAAGATGCAAGATTATATCAAAGATGTAGTCCGTAGATTATGATTATGATATAAAGCCTGACCTCAAGAACGCAACCGAATCAAGAATATATTGACCTGAAAAGATTATTGATACTTATGTGAACAACAATGAATGACACGACACGAATTCCTAGCTAACATATTCCAAGTCTCCACTAAACTGGACTGGTATAACTGAAAGCTTTATAACGCAGAGACCTTCTATAAGCATTATGTTCCCGTTTATAACGAAATGAAGAAGATGTCCAGAGGTACAACAACGATATAAACATATAACCATATTAAAATATGCAGAAATTATGACCAAATGCAAAGATAATAAAAGCAATAAAACGAGACAAAGATTATTTCTATGTCACTCAGAAACAGGTTGATGCCATAGAGTTAGCCAGAAAACTAAAAGATGATATGATTAAGATAGAAGATGCAGACACCAAACAACTACTCTTTTGGGGCAAACCTGCTGATATAATCGAATATAAGGAGGATTTGACCCAGATTAATACAAAAGCTCGTAGTGAGGAAGAAAAGGCACAAGATGGATGGATTAAAGCTTATAGGGAGAATGAAAAAAAGAAAAAGGCTTGGTCTATCGAGAAAATGAAAGAACCTTGAATGAAAGAGATGTATGAAGAATGTCTTCTAGCTGCCAGAGAAAAACTAGATGAAGCCCTGAAAAAAGAATATATCTGAGAAAAGTTTTTAAAAAGATATTCGCTATGTGTATGGCGTAAAATGAATTCCTGCCCATATAGTTAAAAAGATTTTTTAAAAAAAACTTGCTTTTCTTAAAAAACTGAATATACTACCCTTACAACACATTTAGCATTAATATATAAAATTATGGATAAGATAAAAAGTTCTATTCAAAAAGAACAAAAGGTTGGTAAACCAATATTTGCAACATCAGTGTTTGCAATTAAGCACGAATGAACACAACGTAAACAAGCTTTAAGACTATATTTTATAGAAGCAAATTCTTGTGATGAAGCTCTATGAATTTGAATAACAAAATTCATAGAAGAAAAACCAGATTATACAGTTAGTCTTTGGTATGTACAAGTAATACCAACAACTTAATAGTTGGTTTATGGCACTTGGCTAGTGACTTTCGGCTAGTTAGGCGACTATCATTGATAGTAGGGGGCAGTTCCCTAGAGTGCCATCATTATGCGGAGTAGAGCAGAGGTTAGCTTGCAAGGCTCATAATCTTGACGTCATTGGTTCGATTCCAATCTCCGCAACCCATTATACAGGGTTCTTGGGTAGATATAAGATGATTGACCGCAGGTTCGATTCCTGCCGCCTTGTTGCCCTTTTTAGGAATGAGGTCTATGGTAGAATAAATTGGTTCAACTCCAAAACCTTGTTCATTATTTTTATAATATTAGCATTATGCCAATATCAGACAAATGGAAAAAAGAAAAAGAAAAAGAAAAACTAAAGAAGAGAGACGAGAAGAAATTAAACTAAAGCATAGGTACTCGATAGTTACGAGTACCTCCTATGGGAGTTTATCCCTCTATATATTATAACATTATAAATTATGTCTATGGACGAAGACCTTAAAGGTCTAGCCGAACAGGCTAAACAACTACAAGAGGAAGAGGAAAAAGAAAAGGTAGGAGAAGTAAGGACAGAAGAAGAAGCAAGTACCCGTCTTCATGAAATACTTGAAAAACTGGTAAGAAGTCAACAAGGTTGAAACCCATTCTCTGAGTTAGAAGAGATGATTGAGGGAATAAATGCTTGAGAAGCTTGAGCAAAGAAAAGACTAGACAGGATCATTAAAGAGAGAGACATGACTGAACTTATTATAACAGGGTTCGAGACCTACGAGGACGTTCAGCAAACTCTAAATACCTTAGCTGACAAATGATATACTTGGAATGATGATGGAGACCTTAAAGTGGAATTAGCAAAGGTTAAAGCTGACTTTGAGGAACAGATGAAGAATGGAATAGGATTCAAGATATCAATCCCAAGAACAGTATTATACGGACAAGAAAGAACTGATGTTAAGAAATACGAATTACCCCACAGCCCAAATAGCACTAAAATCAACTTCAAAAACCTATCCGATAATTTATAAAAACAAATGATGCAAGAGAGAGAAGAAGTTGTGTATATACAAGACTTAGTATTAGCCACAACTCTGAAATACTTCTGATGTGAATATATCTGAGTAGAACTAAAGAATGTTGTTAAGAATATCTATGAATTCAAGTTTGTGAAAACACCCGAACTAACTGAAACCATTGATAAATACTTAAACTGAACATTACTAGTAGAACCGACAGTATTCATATGAGCCTATAAGACATTCAAAAACGCTCTTTACTTACAAAACAAAAGATAAATGAAAAACAATCTAAAGCCCTGCAAGGTATGTAATAAACTAATGCCCAAAGGGCTTATGAATGTCTGTTCTATGAAATGTAGTAAAGAGAAGGAAAAGATAAAAAAGCGACAGGTAAAGATTCAGAAACGAATGTCAGTCAGTTCCTTAGGGAAGGTGGCAGACGGATTATGGTCTAAGGTTGTCAGGAAAATATGAAAGTGTGCATACTGTTGAGAAATAAACAATTTGAATGCACACCACATATTCTCCAGAAGCAATAAATCGGTAAGATGGGAGATTTCAAACGGAATATCACTCTGTGCAGGACACCATACATTTAACCCTAACTTCTCTGCCCACAAGACACCAACAGAATTTACTTACTGGCTAGAGAATTATAGAGGAAGGGAGTTTGTCCATAAATTGCAAGAACTGAGCCATATCCCTCTGAAAGTGACCTCAGAATACCTTTTAGAGAAGATAAGAATATTGAAATTACTTTTAGAGGATGGAGTGTAGAAACTGCAAGAAGGCGAATAGATATAAGCACTTACAATTCTTTTGTTGTTTCAATTGTTTTTTAGAATATAAGCACAAGCTATTATGAAACTTTCCTACTGATGTGAAAAGAAGACATTCAGACATTCAATAACAGGCACAGTATTGTGTACTGGTTGCTGAACAGCTTGTAAATGTTATGAAAAGAAAAACATAGTTTCTATTTTTGATGCAGCTGCGTCTGAAATAGAAAGAGCCTTAAATATTCAGTACAATACTGCATATGAAAAGTTACTAGTAGAACAGTCTCAAACTGATAAACAAAAAGAAATACAAGAAAAGCTAGATAAGAAAATAAAAGAGAAAGAGGATATTTATGCAAAGTATGAGACGGAGAAAAACCTCTTATATTCTAAATATCAAGAATCAAGAGGGAAAATCGACAATGAACTAGATACTCTATATATTCAACAAGATGAGATTGACCCATACATAACTATTGAGGAGAAAAGGACATTAAATGAACTAGGATTCTCAGCAAATAAAAAATCACAATACAATGCTTTAATGGCAATCAAAGATACACCAGCTCATATAAACAAATTGGAGTTTCCGAAAATCGTACAGAGATTCAGGAATATGTTCAATCTTGCAGTATCTTCAAAGGAACACAGAGATATCCTCCTTAAATTCTATTCAGTAGATTGGAAAGGATTAGGGATAGATGTACCTCCTGAACTTGATATCTGAAACATAGAAATCAAATGAGGAATAATTACATCTGATACAAAACTACTTAAGTAATCATTTCAGTAGATAGCAACTGGGTATAAATTCACTTGCTATCTGCCGAACTGTTTATACCTCTCTATATAATATTAATATAAAAACATATGACCACTACTGAAATACTAAAATCAAAATATGAAATTAGCTCTCTTAGGGTTAGACTAACTAAAATCATCCAGCTCAGACAAAAATTAACAGACAACCTAGTTACCGACTATAAAGATAACCTACCAGTACTAAAAGCAATTCAAGAGCATATTAGAAGTGAGTTTGTTGCGTTTTCAAAACTCTCATATTTCCTGAAATGTTACGAGGAATGAATAGCCAATAAAACTATCCCCTACGAAGAAGGAAATACGAGATTTGATTTATATGGTAAAATCTAGGCTATGTTATTATTCAGAAAACTTACGAACGTAGAGTCTTTAGATAAAGACCTAGTAAGTCACCAGAGAGACTTAAGACAGACAGTATTCTTCTTTATCCCCCTTCTGTCCGTAATTGCTACTATAAGCTACTTATTTTTTTATATTCGTTAGTATGAAGAAAACAATTCTTAATAAGAAATTCAAGACTGTCAAAGTCAAATGAAGTAAGGAATATGTTGAAGTTAAAGAAAGAGTATTAGCCCTTGCAGAAGATGATATCAGATATTCTATTGAAACTGAATACGAATATTTCGATGAAAGAAAGATGTGGGTGGTTAAAGCTAAATTGACAATGTTAGATACCTGAGAGGTATATACCTGACTAGCTCAAGAATTAGAAAGTGCCGTAACATCATCCGTAAACTTCACAAGTGCTTTAGAAAATGCTGAAACTTCTGCCGTATGACGTGCTTGTGCATTTGCCTGAATTGGTACAATGAATTGAATAGCAAGTGCTGATGAGGTAGTTAAAGCAGTAAATAGATGAAGTGCTTTTGCCGAGTCGGAAAAACCTTGGTATAATGATTTTGATAAGGTTCAAGCTAAATGGAAAGACCTGATAGATAAATGAGAGAAGACACCAGAAGAGATTATCAAGACATTAGAGTCTGCTTTCAGAGTTTCTAAGGAAACGAAGGCTAAGATTATGGAACTGTAAATTTATACCACTAATTATAAAAATATATGTCTATATTAGACGAGCTAGAAGAGCTACAAAAAATGATGGGGATGGAATCTTTGTCCTCTCTCACCACTATTGGAGTAGGGAAACTAACTACTATAGTAAAAACTGCGAAAGAACTACATAAAATACTAGAGATATTCCAAGAAAAATGATTTTTAGCTATATGATGTAGGATAATATCACCAGATAAAGCAACAACATATTTTCTTCCCTGCTCGATGGAATTTAATCTATCCGATAAAACTTGGGAATGGTGACACGAGTGAGAAGAATATAGTTTAGAACAATTTATAACTAAAATACAAGAGCTATGCTAAAGCCATATCTAAGTTGGAGCCAGATTTCCCTTTGGAAACAATCCAAACAGCAATATATAGAGAGGTATTTTGAAGGAAAGAAGATGTTCGAGACTAAAGAGTTGAAGTTCGGTAAATCAACTGCCGACCTAGCAGAGATAGGAGTAAGCCCATTCCCTATCCTATTCCACTCAGAATATGAGTTAAGAGGAACTATCGGATGAGTCCCAATGCTATGATACCTAGATTCAGCTCACGAGTTCTTAAATAATTTTTATGAATATAAGACAGGTAAAGAACCTTGGACTCAAGATAAGGTTAATTCCCACGGACAGATGTATATCTATGCTATTCTTATAGAACAATACACAGGAGTTATACCAGAAGCTAAACTGATATGGGCAAGAACAGAGAACAAGCCTGATTGAACTATCTGATTCACAGGAGATATGATGGATTATATAGTAGAGTGGGATGAATCTCTTATAGATTATTGGAAGAAGGAAATACCTAAGATATGGAGTGAGATACAAGAGACCCACAGAGTATGGGAAGAGAACCAATGAAAACCTCAATTAGAACCAACTGAACTCCAAGAATATGCCAGCTATATCCGTCAAATCAAAGAACTACAATCCAAAGCAGATGAGTTAAAGCCTTTTCTCTCAGCTCTCCTAGATGAAAAAGGCTCTAAAATAACCACAAGTGACGGAAGCCTATATTATACAGAGAAGAAGACCTACGAATACCCTGATAAGATAAAGAAAGCAGAAGAATTGATTGATAAAGCTAAGGAAGATTTTAAGAAGACAGCTATTCCGAAAGTTTCTAAATCCCTAACTTTTAAATTATGCTAGTAATCAAATTCATATTCAAACTTATATTCTTCATTTTATACACTATATTTGCCCCACACAGAAGTTTCAAGGTGTTACAGGCGTATAACTACCTCAATAAGATGGAAAACCTTACAGAGGAAGCTATAATGACTTGGAACACAACTGCTGTATGAGAGATAATAACAACCTTAGAGAATAAGAGATTTGATTTAGACTTCATTGAGGAACTGAGAATGAGACAGGTTACCAATCTGAAAATCTTTAAAGAATTAATGCACAAGACAGAATGACAAAAGTTATAACAATTGAAATCAAAGACTGAACAGTTACAGGTGATAATATAAAAGACACAGTATTATCACTCAGTAATTGAGTTTATGAGCTTACCTTTGAAAGAATATACAAGACTCGTACCTATGCTCAGAACCGTCTCTTATGGGCTATTTATACACTAGTAGCTTGTGAATTGGGTACAACTAAAGACTGGGTTCATCAATTCTTCTGAGAGGCATTCCTTACTGATATAATAAAATTACCAAAAGACAAGAGAAGAAAACTCAAGATAATAAAATCTACAACTAAGTTAGATACTAAGCAATTCAAAGAATACCTAGATAAGATAATATATTTCTGTAATACAGAGTTAGAACTCAAGATACCAACTCCAAATAACGATGAACAGATGATATGGATAGCAGAACAAATGGAAAGAGAAGCTAAAACAAAAGGAAGTTACTATCTAAGTTAATCGAGGGAAACCTCGTTTATGGGAGTTATCCCACCATTTATATATTAATTTATTAATTATGTTTATTGATTCAAATTGAGGACTTAAAGTAGGGAAACTTATTTCCTATATCATAGGGGGGCTATTCCTTATCATAATGTTCTTCTCTTCTTGGTTTACTGTTGCCCCTTGAGAAAGAGCCTTTGTTGTTACTTTCGGTAGTATCTGAAATGAGGTCTACGATAGCTGATTCCACTTCAAGAACCCTCTAGCAGACAGAGTTACAATGAACGTACAGACTAAGAAGGTAGAGATAATCGCAACTGCTGCATCAAAGGACTTACAGAATGTTACTGCTAAGGTAGCCGTGAACTACAATATCATCCCTAGTGCAGTAAGAGAGATTAAGAAAACCTTCTGAGATGAGGATACTATTGAACTAAGACTTATACAACCTAGTGTCCAAGACTCCATAAAGGCTGCAACTGCAATGTTCACAGCTGAGGAACTTATAACTAAGAGATTAGCTGTTTCAGACAATATAGTTAAGAACATCAAAGATAAGGTTCAGAAGCAATGAATACAGATAAGCTCTGTAAACATAATGGATTTCAACTTCTCTGAGAGTTTCAATCAGGCTATCGAGTCTAAAGTCACAGCAGAGCAAGAAGCCCAAAGAGCTAAGAATAACCTAGCTAGGATAGAGTTTGAGGGTAGACAGCTAGTAGTTCAAGCAACTGCACAAAAGGAAGCTGCCATAGCTAAAGCTCAAGCAGAGGCAGAATCTATCAGGATTCAATCAGAAGCCATCCAGAAGAACTGAGGTCAGGAATATGTAGAATTAAAAAGAATAGAGAAATGGGATGGTAAACTGCCTACCCAAATGATTCCAAACTCAACAGTACCATTCCTTAATGTTAAATAATATGAAAAAATGATTCACTCTTATAGAGCTACTTATACTCATTGCTATCCTTGCAATCTTTATAGTACTTTCTAACTTCACGAACTCCACAAAATTCAAAGAAGAGAATGGATGAACTAAAACAGATAAGGAAGAATGCAAGATGAACAGTAAAATCTATAAAAAAATCTATAAATGAGGCTCTTGCCATTCTAAGTTCGATTACTGCCGTATACTTTCCAGAGATTGAAAGATGTTAGAGATATGTATGGCTCAAAAAGACCTAGGTGAATAATTAGTTTGTAATTGATAGCATTAGAGATAGTGCTATCCCTATAACTTAATTAATAACAAAAATGGATAAAACAAAAATGGATACAAAATTATATGCAGCCTTGAATTATTATTTCAACATTCCGATGACACCACAGTTTTTTTATGGAACTTATGGAACTGGAGTAACAGGTGCTATAGCAGAAGTAAATTCATATAATCACGAAGAAGACAGATGAGACCAGATGCTAAGAGAATTGAAAGCAATAAGAGAAATGATAAACTGAAAGTCAACAGTAGATAGAAAAGTCAACAGTAGATAGAAAGGTAAAAGATTTTATAAAAAAAACTTGCTTTTCTTAAAAATACCATTATAGTTAGGTTGTTAGTTTATTTTCTAATTCAAAATATATGAGCTGACTAAAATATGAGATATCCTATAAGGATGGAGTCGCAACCATTCACTGAGAATGTGAAGTGGTTATGGAAAAAACTCCCAGTACAGAGGAAGAAGAGACAGTTTTCAACGATAAGGTTAAGAACGGGGTCTTAGAGTGATTTATCCGAAAATTACTAACCTCACAAGAAGAGGAAGCACAATTCCTATGAAAGCTTATGTACTTAGATTTTCTCCAATGAGTAAAAGAGTGAAAGATAAAAGGTATCTGACAATGACTCATCCACAAAGACTTATTGGAATTCCATAAGGAGTTCTTCAAGATAGAGATAACCTGAGTAGTCTAAAACAAATACCCCAAATACCCCAAATACCCCAAATATACCAATCCATTTAACATTTAACATACATATTAAAATGGAACAATTAAAATATATAGCAGGAGAAGAGGTTTATATCAGAGAAGACCTTGAACCAAACAAACAATATTGAGTCTTAACGTTCAGAGACTGAATGCCAAAATGAAGAACAACAGTTATATCTACTACTCACGGAGATACTGTCCAACTTAAAGGGTGCATATGATTCTCTTATTCAAAAGAGATGTTAACAACCCCGCCTTCTCTAGCAGAAGAAGTTCAAGATATCCTTGATGAAGAAACTCAAGAAGAAGGACAAGAAGAAGGAAAAGAGAAAGACTGAGAACAAAAAGAGAGACCAAAGACAAGAATAGACCCCAAGACAGGTAGGGAAATCAAGACTCGCAGAACTCAAGCTGAAATGAAAGCTGAGAGAGAGGCAAAAGAACAAGCTAAGAAAGATAAGGCTGAATGAAAAAACAAAGAGGAAAGTAAATCAGACCAAAAAGAATGAGAAGGAAAAGATGAACAATGAGAATGAAAAGAAGGAGAACAGAAAGAAGGAGGTGAGGAAAATAAGGAAGGGAAACAAGGTGAAGGAGAACAGAAAGAAGGTGAGAAGGAAAAGGAAGAAGAGAAAAAGAAAGAGGAGGAGGAAGAACAAGATGGTGTTGTCAACAATGAGAAGGAACTAGAGATAATTGATTGTGCTGTAAAAGCTAATATCCCTCTACTACTTATCTGAGAGACCTGAACAGGTAAGACTACCCTAGTAAGACACGAAGCCAAGAAGAAAGGTAAAGAACTAGTCCGTATCAATCTAAACTGACAGACAGGTAGGGAAGAGCTCATCGGAAAGTATGTACTTATATGAGGAGAGACTATCTGGCAAGACTGACCAATGGTAACAGCCTTAAGATATTGACATTGGATTCTCCTAGATGAGATAAATGCAGCATTGCCTGAGGTCTTATTCGTTATCCAAGCACTAGCAGAAAGTAATCACGGAAAGCTAGGACATATACTTCTTGCTGAAAAGGACTGAGAGGTAATCATACCTCATCCTGATACAAGACTATTCTGAACCGCCAACCCTTCTGACAAGTATATAGGTACTAAGGACTTCAACCCAGCTACCCTATCCCGTTTCCTTATGCTCCAGATAGATGTTCTATCACAAGAGAAAGAAAGAGAGTTACTAGGTAAGAAATTCCCAAAGATGGGTGGTCAGATACTAAGAATTACAGAAATCTGACAAGCATTAAGAAGGCTTCATCAATCAGAACAGATAGAATACTTCTGCTCTACTCGTGACCTAGTCTATATGGCAGAGCTTATACAAAGCTGACTGAAAATAGAGCAATCCTTCGAGGTAGTTATCCTAAATAAGATTCAGACAGAAATAGAGAAGACTAAGATACAGAGTGAGGCAGGAAAAGTTCTAAAGATAACTATCCAGAAATCAAACGAGATAGTAAGTGAGATTGAAAGTATAAAGAGAACAATGCAAAGTGCTGTTGATAATAAGAAAAAGCTAGAGGAATATCAAGAAGCTCTTATATACAAGGAAAACCAACTGGATGAGGCAATCAAAGAAAATCACGAACTTAAAGTACAAGTACAGAAGTTTGAAGAACTCAAAAAACTCATCTCTTAATCTAAAATCACAATGACAGAAGCACAGGCACTGCACCATATTAAGAAAATCTTCAAAGATAACCTTTTCGAGAGACGAACTCTCTCGAAAAGAGGAAGATTAGAAACCAACAGATTATCTTTCTTTAAGACATCTGCAAAACTATTCAGCGAAAAGACTGGTAAAAGCGAGAAGAACTACTCCGTAGAGATACTCCTAGATTGAAGTAAGAGTATGTTCTATGGACCTAGAGCAGAACAGTCATTCCTAGCGACAAAGAATATAATATCTATCCTCCAATATGTTTGTGATATTAATATCCGCATATTCAACTGCTCGGAGAAGATAATATCCCCTAGAGAATTTATGATGCTGTCATTCTCGGAATATGAAAAGATATGTTCAAGACAAATAGGTTATGAGACCATAAACTGACTGAACTATATCACTGATTATAGGGAATGATTCAATATAAACCCCCTAGATGAAGCTTGGTATTGAACTTGGGAGATATCCAGTATGCAATCAGCCGTCACTAGATTAAAGAAAAAAGAATGAGGAAAGATAATAATGCTTCTACAGGATTGAGTGACAGAGATGAGAAGTAAATTTATGGATAAGAACTGGGTATTATCTGGACATTGCTGGGATAAATACAATGAGAGAACTCAACCTGATTTACTCAAGAAATACAAGAGAGAAGGGATAGATATAGTATCCTTCTTAATACAGACTGATAATCCTAGAAAACAATATGAATCAGCAGGACACAAGTTCGTAGAGATCAATGATGCCAATGAGATATACCCAAAGATGGTAACGTACCTAAAGACTATTATTAAATAACCTTTTTTAATTATGGGGAAGCATTTAAATTGTTGAGCTAGGGAAAAATCCTAGACGATATGAAAAGATTTGGCAAGGGGTCAGAGTTTGATATATACAGCTTTAAATGATTGGTAGGCATATCAGACATAGCCATTGACTCTACCCTTAAGTTCTATACCAAGGAATGATTATTGGTAAGACACAAGATAAAGACAGAATGTAGGCGTAATCACGAGATATACTATTCTCCTACTGATAAGCTCTACACAACAGAATATGAGGACTTACCCTCATTGAGCTGATATTATAACCCTAAGAGCTTACTGATAGATAATACAAAACCAGTTATAACAGAGCCAGAAAAACTACCATACTGGAGAAGGCTTATAAAAGCGATTGTTGAAGTTTTTTGAAAAAAAGTATAAAAAAAACTTGCTTTTCTTAAATAAGTGATTATAATGGTTGTGTTGAGTTGCAAAAAATAAGACCAACCATTTATTCACTAAACCAATTAATTTTGAAAACAAAAACAAAAAGATTGATACTCACAGCTTTTTATACAATTCTTATCTGAGAGCTAATCCTATTCCCCCTCTCAAAATATGTACTAGCTAAAACGATATGAAAATGAACAACAGACTGTATGATAGAATATATCAACAACTCTTACCCTAAAGGTTCAACATATCTCATATACTGAAAGCTACCGCATATAGATAAGGTCGGAATTGAGAACCAATATATGATAAAGACTTGAGATGTCTATGGGTGTAACACCTGAGATATAAACAACACCATATACTGCAACTGGACACTTTTACTTGAAACTCTTTAACATTAAAAGACTATGATTCTATCAGAAAAAACACTAGCCACTCAAACAGACGAGGAAATAATACAAGAATTAGACTTCCTATCTGAAATCCTCTGAACAGGATTTACCCGAAAACTGAAAGATACACTTGAATTTGTAGAGAAGAATAAGGAGACACTAAGACACACAACCACAGAAGAATTAACCAATATATTACTAACACAGTAATTATGACACAATCAAAACACGACATAATGTCAGCTAAAATCCTTGATAAGATAATCAGGATAGAAATAGCCATCGAGAGACTTAAACTTTCTGTAACCAACAGATACCAACATAAGGATAAGATGATTTCATTCTTGAAACACAGCCTACGAGTATGGAACAGAAGATTAATTCAGGTTGAACAAACTTTTTAATTTTTAATTACCCTATTATGACAAAGGATAAATTCGTTAATCTTTGGTTAACAAAAACTATCAGGACTGATGAGAACCAGAACATCGAAGAGATGTCTGATGCTGAACTAAAATTGAAGCAGACTGTTTAAAAGGCAGATATGGGGGTGCGGATAAAATCCCAATGAACCTTCGGTTTAAAATCCAAGCCCCCTACCTACTTTTTAATAAACAAAGTATGAAACAGATACAGATAACTATTGCAGTAATCATAGCAATATTAGCACAATGAATCTACAATTCAGTAAACTATTGTAATTCTAATGATGCTAATCCTTATTCTGTAACAGCCTCAAATGAATAATTGGATAAAGGCAAGGAAAATCAAGAGGATATTCAGAAAAAGCAAAATCCTACAAGATTACTTCCTACAAGATTTACCCGAAGCACCCAAAACCATAAGAAATAAGCTCCTAGAAGGGTTTGAAACCCTAAAAGCTAAATATTCCCCTGAAATGAAAAAACGCAAGGCAATGATAATAATAAGTATATTCTACCTATCTACTCCAACCACAACATTAGCATTTAATATAAGATAGTATGAAAAAAGAAACAATAGAAGCTATATTGAAAATAGCGATAGAGAATGGGGGACAGTTTATCACTAACTTAGAATGAAAAACAAATACAGTTTGAGTATTTATAAGTGGGAATAGGGTGTATCTTAAATATGAAAACTCATTAATTAAAACTTGAAGTATGGAAATATCAAGAGATAAATTAATTAGAATAATAACTTCTCGCCCGTTTATAGACGCGTTCTACAAATATATAGTAAAAACTATGAACGAAAAAGGGAAAAATTCTCCACCTGCTATGATTGATATGTTTTACTCTCCAGATATAGCAAGGAAATTCAGAATATTCCAAGCAGATGCTATCTACAACGAAACATTAGAAGACTTCTTTATTTCATTAATCAAATAACCTATATGGATATATCAATGTGTAACTGAGAAGGTTGCAAAAAGAAAGAGAAATGCTACATGATTTATACTTTTAACTATAGTTTTTATTCGTAATAAATAAATATGACCACTAAAGAACTAACAACTCACGAGATGTTGAAGATAATATGTGAGAAGATAGGATATAATTTAAAATCACATTGATTTGATATATCTCTCAGTAATAATTTCTGACACGATATTGCAAAAACCACCAATGGTTATCAATATGAATGAAAAAGAGATGAACGAGAGATAATCTTCACTCAAGAGTTTATGGATAAGTACAAAGTACATCTAGTAAAACATAATTCGGAACTATTATTAAAGAAGGATAAATATTGACAAGATTGGGAAAATGAATTATTGATTAATCTCGACAACCCCTCACTCTATCTCTATAACCTTATTAAATAATGGATGCAAAACACTATCTTCTGAATAGAAGAAACCCTTTATATTAATAATGGTAAAATTACTAAGATATTCTGTAGCAGTATTAGTGAATGAGATTGAGTGTATGAAATATGAGATAAAATTATTTGTTTATTGGATAATTCAAAATTAACGATAGTATCATTTGAAAAAACTAATGATAGTCATTGTGGAATAAATATAAATATGATACAAGATGACGACTGAGGAAGATACTCTATGTGAGCATATTATCTCAAAAATATAAGCAAACCCAGTTTAAAACAATATTCAAAAACATATTGCGAGTATCATACTTTTCAAAGAAATCTATCAAAAATAAATAATTTACCTCATTAACTAAACCTACTATGAAGTATACAGAATGTTGATGATGATATAGAAAAGCACTACGTCATAAGCTAAATATGGAATGAATGAATTTTAAGGAAGATAAAGGGTGGTTTAATAGTAGATTTTATATATCTGATAAAGACTATTATAAAATCCTACCTTGGCTACAACAGCTTATTAAAATTAATCAAAAATAGTATGAACACAGAGAATATAGAGCTGACAGAAGAAGAGAGGAAAGAAGCTATGAAATATGTAGCATATGAAGACTTTAATAAAAATGATGAAATTGACTACCTATATTTTATAAATTCCCTCCTCAATGATAGATATAAGAAATGAAAGGAGGAAGAAAGAGAAAGGATAACAGAAGAAGTTAAGAAACTAGAAGATTGTTATGTGAGCAAAGAGAAAACCTGCCAATATTGAAGTATGGCTAGATGAAGGATTAATGCAGAAAGAAGAATGCTTACTAAGATAATTAAAGAACTTAAAACAAACACTAATGAAGAATAACACAGTAAAGATATGTACGAGATAAAAATAAATTTAATTGAAACAATAGGATAGATGTGCAACAATAACCAAGAAGAATATATTAAGATATGTGCTTGGTGTGATTCGGAAAAGAAGCTGACCAAAGCATTCGAGAGAGATTGATATACTACAACCCACTGAATTTGCAAAACTTGCAGAGATAAGGCTTTAGCAATAATAAAATCCTAATATGTTAAATTGAACCCACGAAAGACTTTGAGAATGATGAGACTGATTGACTCAAACTCTTTACAAGACGAAGAAAGGGAAGAAATTACTCAAAAAACAACTACCAAATGGTAGATGGATAACTATAAAAGAATAACATATGGATATGGCAATAGAAAAAACAGGACGGGAATGGTTGGATTTACTCCCAAGAGAAGTAAGCACTAAATGGCTTTATAATTCTATAAAGCAGAAAGGCTCTTTACAAACACAGAGTACTTTGATAATAAGAATCAGTTGGATGGAGTTAATTAACAAATTCATTTGGGTAAATACCCCTGAGTGAGACTATTTTTGGACAAGACTGACCAGAACCAACCTGATGAATAAATGTGGAAATAGATATAAAAAAGGAAAGAACAGAGAAGAAATTTGAATTCTGAGATGAAGTTCTTGAAGAATTGAGAAAACTGAAAAATCTATTATAGAAAAATTGACTTTTTCTTAAAAAACGTATAATAAAAACAGAACTACTTTAACACAACCTAACCAGAACAGAAAAATGATAGAAGTAATCGTATGTAGTCTGCCTCAGTTAGCAAAAATCGAATGAGTTTGCTATATGACAGCCTACCACAGAGCAAAGCAATGAAGATACATACAAGTGAACTATGTATCGAATTGAACAGGAAGAATCATAAAGAAATATCTTCCCCCAACAGAACTAAAGAAAATCTTTTT